CCACACAAGTTTTCTAACGAGCAATCTGCCCCCGTGCAACAGGTTGCTGCTTCTAGCCGAGGGGCTAGTGGTAAAAAAACATCACGCAAAATAAGGTTATCACCAAGTCAAGTAGCAATAGCTAAAAGACTGAATGTGCCGCTAGAAGAATATGCTAAGCATATCGAAGGAGTATAAAATGACAGAAGATAATAAAACAGACGTCACCACTGATCGTAACTCACGATCTGCAGAGACACGAGCCTCTCAAACTCGCAGAACCCCTTGGACCCCACCGTCTATGTTAGACGCACCCACACCTCCTCCTGGATATCAATTTAGGTGGATTCGTGAAGCTACTAGAGGAATCGATGATAAATCTAATATGTCTAAACGTATTAGAGAAGGATATGAACCTGTGAGAGCAGAAGATTATCCTGATTTCGAAGCCCCCACTATTGATAGTGGAAGTAACACTGGAGTAATCGGAGTCGGAGGATTAATTCTCGCTAAAGTACCAGTTGAAACCGCAGGTGAAAGAAATGCTTATTTTAAAGATCAAGCAGATTCTGCCATGAAAGGTGTTGACCAGAACTATATGCGAGAAAGCGACGCTAGAATGCCTATTAAAGATGGAGACATCCAACGGACTTCTAAAGTTGCCTTCGGTAGTAAAACTACCGATGCTAAGTAATTAATAATAACAATGTATATAAGCAAAGGAGAAAATAATGGCTAATACAGATAAACCAGATGGTTTTACCCCCGCATATCATATGTACGGTGGTGTTATTCGTCCTGCTAAAATGAGAATCGCGAGTGAAGCATCAGCATCAATCTTTTCAGGTGATGTTGTAACTTTATCTAGTGGTTATGTCATTCAAGGCACAGCGACAAGCACACCTATAGGCGTATTTTACGGAGTATACTTCACAGCTACTGATGGCACCCCAACTTTCTCGAAAGTTTGGACTGGCAGCACAGCTACCCTAGGCGGAGACGATGCAGAAGCTCTCGTTTATAACGATCCTGCGATCGTTTACGAAGCTCAATTTACAGCTGGAACACCAGCAGTAAGTTTTATCGGCTCTAAATACACTCTTTCTACAACTGCTGGTTCTACAACCAACGGTAGATCAAAGGAAGGGGCAACCGCGACAACATCAAGTGGTGTAGCGTTATGTGTAGGCTTCGCCTCGCAACCAAGCAACTCAATAGGTGCTTATGCGAGAGGACTCTTTACATTCCCTACTAACACATTTGCTGTCTAATTAAGGAGATAAATAATGGCGATTAACAGAGCACAGCTAGTCAAAGAACTAGTACCTGGACTCCATGCTCTCTTTGGATTAGAGTATGAGAGATATAATAACGAGCACGAAGACATCTTCGATACTGAGAACTCCGAAAGGGCGTTTGAAGAAGAAGTAATGTTAAGTGGGTTTGGTGAAGCACCGACTAAAGGAGAAGGAGCCGCAGTCATTTATGACACAGCTCAAGAATCTTGGACTTCGCGTTTCACACACGAAACAATCGCATTAGCGTTTGCGTTAACAGAAGAAGCAATCGAAGATAACCTCTACGATACACTTTCTTCTCGTTACACAAGAGCACTAGCACGATCAATGCAACAAACTAAACAAGTGAAAGCTGCTAACATTTTAAATAATGCGTTCAGTTCTTCATATGTTGGTGGTGACGGCGTAGAATTATGTTCTACTGCTCATCCGACTGTTGCTAACGTGGACCTTAAAAATGAGTTGTCAACATCAGCTGACCTTAATGAAACTTCACTTGAACAAGCGTTGATTGACATCGCTGACTTCAAAGATGAAAGAAATCTTAAAGTTAATGCACAAGCAAGGAAATTAATCATTCCACCTGCTTTGCAGTTTGTTGCTGACAGACTTATGGAAACTCCAGGAAGAGTTGGTACTTCAGATAATGATATCAATGCAATTAGAAATATGGGAATGATCTCAGAAGGCTATGTTGTAAATCATTATCTAACAGATACTGACGCTTTCTTTATCAAAACTGACGTTCCTAATGGACTTAAACACTTCGTTAGAACACCTGTATCAACTAGTATGGAAGGCGACTTCGAAACTGGTAATGTACGATACAAGGCTAGAGAACGTTATAGCTTTGGTTGGAGTGACTGGAGAGGTATCTTCGGTTCACCAGGAGCCTAATTCATTTAATTGAATAATTAAAGGGGTCTTCGGACCCCTTTTCTTTTTGTAAGCAATCATATACAATCAAAAGACTAGGATTAATTAACTTGTTCTACAGACTGACCTAGCAGACAAGCCAAGACGGTAGAACTTATTTCCTTAGGAGGAAATTATGGCAAAATCAACCTTTTCAGGTCCAGTAAAATCTTTATCTGGATTTATTTCAGCAGGTGTGGGCAACAGCGTAAGCTTAACAGCAGACACTACTTTAACAGTTGCAGCTCACGCAGGAAAAATCTTGTTATGTAATGATGCAGACGGTAAATTTACTTTACCTCCTATAAATATTTCAGTTCCAACTGATGCAACAGACCCTAACCAACTAAACAATATTGGAGCTACTTTTACTTTTGTAATTGAAACAGCAGCTACTGATCTTGATATTTTAACTGACGGTACTGATAAATTTGAAGGTGCTGTTATAGTTGCTGTAAACGACGGTAGCAAAAAAGCTTTTGTTCCAGGAGCAGCAAATGATGTTATGACTATGAACGGTTCTACTAAAGGTGGTATTGCAGGAAGTGTTGTAAGAATTACAGCTATTGATGCAGTTACTTATCTAGTTCATGATTCATTACTAATTGGTTCAGGAACAATAGTTACACCATTCGCTGACGCGTAAGTAGGAGCTTAATATGAGTTCATCAGATGTAAAAGCGACCAAAGCTTTAACTGCGACAGGACAACTACAAGGGTTCATAGGAGCTGACGCAGGAACTGCTACTAACTTAGGTCCGATAAGAATCCAATCTGTTCAAGCACAAGCAAGTGCTGCAGATGGTTCTATAAAAATCTATGATGGGACTAGTGCTAGTGGAACTAAACTTCTAATAGAGTTTAAATTTGGCTCAGCCGCCAATGAATCTTTTGACCATTACCTACCCAACGACGGAGTTAGGTTTCAAACAGGAGCCTATGTAGTATTAGCTAACTGCGACTTTTTTGTAGCATACTACAACTAACATGGCAACCTCGGGAACTCGTGCATTTAGTTTAGATGTAGCGACCGCAATCGAAGAGGCGTACGAACTTGCAGGATTAGAAGCCCGTACGTCATACGATGCTGTTACAGCACGTCGTTCTATGAATATTATGTTTGCCGACTGGTCAAACAGAGGTATTCAAATGTGGGAAGTTACTAAAATAGAACTTTCACTTATTGAAGGAACTAATGAATACACTATTAACTCTTTTGATATTGATGTTCTAGACGCTTACGTAGAGAGAACAGTTGGAGGTGTTGTAACTGATTACCCCTTAGACAGGATAGATCGAAACGAATATATAAGTATTCCTAATAAAGCTACACAATCAAGAGCAACCGAGTTTTGGCTAGAACGTCAAAAATCTCCTGTTATTCATCTTTATCCAACGCCCGAGAACTCAACAGACAAACTCATTTACTATGTTTGGCGTACAATCGAAGATGCAGCAGCTTCAGTTAATAGTGTTGATATACCAACACGATTTATGCCTTGTTTAGTTTCTGGTTTAGCTTATTACTTATGTATAAAGAAAAATGTTCAAAAACTTCCTGTTATACAAGATTTGTATGAAAGAGATTTAGCCAACGCTTTACGCTATGACGAAGACCGTTCAAATATACGATTAGTGCCTAAACAAGAGTATATCTAATGGCTTACGCTTCAGGAAAATATGCTTACTTTATCTGCGATACTTGCGGATTTAAATATCTATATAAAGAAGCACGAGGAACTTGGGAAAACAATAGAGTTTGTCAAGAGTGTTATGAGCCTAAACACCCTCAATTAGACCCACCAAGTATAGGAGCTGATGCAGAACTCCTTTGGAGACCGAGACCTGATGTTCCATTACCTCAAGCAGGTTTAGGTGTTGTTACTACAATAGACCCTTCAACAACAGTTATAAATAGTACAACGAGTCCCAGTGGAACTAGAACAATGACTTTTACAGATGATCCTATTGGAAGTGTGTTTGAAGGAGAATTTGGAACAGGTGACGTAGGTAATTTAGAAGCAGGTGGAGACTAATGGCTGGATTTACATATAGCGAATTAACAACAGCAGTACAAAATTATTTAGATAATACTGAAAGTACGTTTGTTAGTACCTTAGATACTTTTATTCAAACAACAGAAGAAAGAATTTTAAAAGCAGTTCAACTACCTGTTTTTCGTAAAAACGTTACAGGTAGAGCAACCCAAGGTAATACTTATTTAGCGATGCCTTCAGACTTTTTATCCCCTTTTAGTTTAGCTCTTATTGATGGTTCAGGAGCTTATAGCTATTTATTGTTAAAACACGTTTCCTGGATTAGAGATTACACTCCGTCCGCTGCTACCGAAGGAGCTCCTTTGTATTATTCTCAGTTCGATGATAATACTTTCTTGTTAGCTCCCACACCTAACACAACTTTAGATTTTGAATTACATTATAACTATCGACCTGCATCTTTAACTAGTTTAGGGGCAAACGAACAAACATGGCTTTCAGATAATGCTCCTAACGCTATGTTATACGGAACTTTGGTAGAAGGAGCTGTTTTTATGAAAGAATCACCTGATACTATTATGTTGTATGAACAAAAATTTCAAGAAGCATTAGCTATGTTGAAAGTATTAGGAGAGTATAAAGA